GAGCCTGCCGTAGGCACTAATGCAAATGTCAGCATCAGGTACTGTTCCAACATAGCCAGTTTTTTCGCTAACTCTACGGAATGTTGTAGTGCTGACTGTTGGGTCATAGATCAAAGGGTTGTGTAATGTTTGGAAAAAATAGGTAATGCTGTTGAGGCTGGTGCAGTGCCAGTTGTTGCCTGTAATCGTTGGAGCCGTGCCTCCGCCGCCGTAGGTTAATTCGGTGACCACATTTAAACTGTTCAGTTTAAAGATTTTGTTGTTACCACTGAACAGAATTGTAAGAGTGCCATCGGACTGCACCAACTCATGGATAACCCCAACATCATTTGAGCCTAAACTACCAACTGCCGCATTGACCCTGGACCAACCTTGACGTGAGCCAATACGCCCATACTGGTCAATGATGGCGTTGGTTGCCACTAGGGCAAACCCTTGGTTTAAATCCAAAGGCGAGTCCTGCGTGTTCAGCCCAAAGAACCCTGGCGCTGAAATGCTGGCAATTTGCAGGGATTCGCTCATATCGCTACAAACTCCTGGTTCTCTGGATAGCGAGTGCCTTCCAAGGCAATGTAGTCTGAGAGCATTGTGCGGTACAGCTGGTACGCCTCGCTGCTGCTGATTCCGCCATCTTCACCGCGCTCTGCCAATGCTCTTGCATAAGCGTTCTGAGCCACCAGCACATCAGGCACCAGCACCGCTGTTCCATCAGCAGCCAGAGTAGCCTGTGGAACCGTCAGACTGAACCGTAGCGAGTACACGGCATCAGGCCGGGGGTACAGGGTAACCTTGGTGTCTCCGCTGCCATCAACACCCTCAAAAGCGTACATAGATGGTATGGTAGCTGCCGGTGTGATTGCAAAGTTTTGAAAACGATTCATCTCCACAAAGCTGATGTTTGTCATGCCAATGTTGGCCGTGCTGTTGATGGCATCCTGGACTTGGAATTTTTGCCCAGCGCCTGTCAAGTCGTATTGGTAGGTTGCTGCTACGGTAGTAACGGTGATGTTAGTTGACAAAACGTTCCATGAGAAGGCATCCTCCACCTGGCGCTTAGCGTCATTGACAAATTTGCCAATCAGCGTGGAGTAGCTTGTCTCGGCATTGGTGGAGACTTGCGTTTCGCGCAAGCGAATTAACACATCGTTAATTAGTTCAAGAAATGTCATCTGGTCAACCCTTCTTCTTCAATCGTTACGGCAACAGCAAAGGTGGATGCCGATTCAGATGTGACCTTCAAGATGTCGTCTTCTTCCATTACAAAGTAGCTGACACCGCCCCAATCCTGAGTTGTTTTTGAGGTCACAGCAGTCTGGTATACCAACGAATAGGTTACCGCTGCTGAAGTGTCAACCCAATCAAATGTGATGTGCTTGTTGGATGCGCTGGCATTTGCGGCACGTAGCAGAACAACCCTGGCGTAGTACCCTTTTGGTACTGTGTAGAGGGTTGTCAGCGTGTTTGCTGTCAAATTAGCGCCAACCGACAATGCTCTCATTTTTTGGCCTTTTTAGCCTCAGACAATGCAATAGCAATTGCTTGTTTTTGAGAAGTGACAACTTGGCCTTTTTTGCTGCCCGAGTGCAATTTACCACTGCCAAACTCAGTCATTACCTTGGCAATCTTCTTTTGGGCTTTGGTTTTCATTTTCCGCGACCTGATTTCATCATGTTGGTTGCAGTACGCTGGCCCCTAACAGGCAACTTAGGTTTTCCAACCGCCACCATGATAGTGATAGGAACGCCTTTTTTGGGCGGTGCTTTTGATGGCGATTTAGGTTTGCCGTACATCATGGTTTTTCCTTGGTTATTGGCCCACCAGATTTCCATGCATCACAAGTACGGGCCGCTGCACAAGTGAATTGAAACAGATCACAGTACCCTAGATTTGCCGCCTTGACAAAGTTCTCGTCATAGGACAATTCATTCTTAACTTCGTCTTTTTCCAGTCCTCCGATGATACATTCCATCATTTTTGGAGTCTGGATAAATGCCGCACAATTTCCACAACGCATACCCTTAATTGTGTTTGTCGGGGAATTGTACATTTTGGCCTTCTTCAACCAAAACGCATCATTTGATTCATTAGGATTAGGTGGCCCATAGCCAAATTTGGAAAAGGCGTTGTTCCTGTTTTTTAGGTTGATTGAAACGTCTTGCGTAGCAATCGGGCATGACAGGCTATTGGATAGCATTTGTCATCACCTTGCGGGGTCTGCCCATTTGACGTTTAATAGGCTCTGGTTGGGCCTCTGCTGGCTTTTCTTCCACCAGTCGATACTCAGGGTGCGCCATCATTGTCTTGATGTCGTAGGGCTGCGTAAAGGTCACAAAGTTCTTGCTTTGCAAACATTGGAAAGTAGCCATATTTACCCTTAAATGGGGCGGTTTTTAGCCGCCCCAAAACTTACACCATCCGAACAACAACACAACGCACGGTTGTGCTTGCCAAGTCTAATGTGCCGCCAGATTCGTTTTGAAAACGAATTGACACCACATCGGCGGCAGACACATAGGGCGTCACGCTGATGCCAGAGATATCAACCCCCATTGAGATGTTAAACACAATGTCGCCCAGCTTGACGCCAGGAACAGCAATGGTGTTGGTTTCACCAGTTCCATCAGTAAGCGACGATGCGTTGAGGGTAGCAACAACAGAAAAAGTGTCTGAAAACAAACCTCGGAATTGGTCAGTTCCTCGACGCGAAACTACAGCGGTAGCAGCAGCCATTTTGATTCTCCTTGAAGTTTAGACGCCCCCAGCCGTTAGGCAAGGGGCAATCACATTAGGCCGGGACAATCAAAGCGAAAGCTGATGCCGACAGTGCAGCACCAGTCGATGCAGCAGCGCGAAGGTTGGCAACGCCATACAGTGTGTCAGCCGTGTACAGGGTAGCAAGGTACTCTTGCTTGTACTGCACTTGCGAACGAACTGCAACTTGCTCCACCAGCACCATCGCATCACGGTGGCCCATCAGACACACTCGGGCGGCTGCTGAACCACTGGTGGTATCGCAGTTGCTGGAGGTGTAAACAGGGATGCCGTACAGCTGCCCGATTTCGCCATTGCGAATCGCATTGCCGTTGCCCACAAATGCCTGCTCGGTGTAACGCGAGAGGCCCATCAGCGTGTTACGGCTGGAGGGTGGAATCAGGAAAAAGCGATTGTCCATCGGCGTGTCGTTGTCGTCCAGCCGCTGAATGGTTCGGCGAATGGCAACGTCAGTCAATGCAGTCTCGTTGTTGCTGGCAGCAACATAGGCACTAGTGCCATCGCCACCAATGAACGAACCAGTTGCATAGGTTGAGTTGCCAGCACCACCGTTGAAGCTGCGACCCAACTGCACCAGATCGGTATCCACTTGTTTGGCAAGTGCATAACCCGCATCGCTGGTGTAAAAGTTACGCAGGCTGTTCAGTGCCTGTGCCTCAACAATGTCCTCAATCAAGCGCGAGTACTCGTAATGCTTGTTGATACTGATCGTGACTTCAGTTTCAGTTGCAGCAATCAGAGTCACCGCAGTGCTTGCAGCTTTGGCAGACGCAGAACCGCGAGTCGGGGCAGGAACGTGAACGGTGTCACCTTTCTTGCCTTTGAAACTCATCTTCATCACGGCATTGGCAAGAACCAGGTTTTTCTTGTACGCCGCAACAATTTCGTCTGACCAGATTTCGGGGATAAAGGTAGCCGCCGTTGTGACGGTTACCGCAGGGGTGGGAAATGCCATGATAAAACTCCAAAAAAAAGATTATTTCACTCGCCCATCAGCGTATGCCTGCATGATTTCATCACTCAAGGCATCATACCGATTGGGATCAGTCATCTTCAATCGAATAAGGTCTGCTCGTCGGTAAACTCTTTTGCCGCTTTCGCCTGTGCCGCCAGTGTCAACAGTTGCTGCTTTCAAAGCCTGGCTCCTGACTTGTCGGCTTGACTCATCAGTTTGTCTGGCTTTAACACCCTTCAATTCCTTGTAGGTGGTTAGCAATTCATTGGCACTGTCGTAATCAAATTCACCATCAGCTTTAGCGTACAGCCCCAAGCGAACTGGTGATTGCTTCACCCAATCCACAAACCCTTGGTCATTTGCCACTTGGACAAAATCGGGGTGCTGTTGCGTCAGTTTCTGCTGTATCTGCATCTTGTTGAAGTCAACGGCTGCTTGCCGTGCTTTGACAACATCAGGATGTCGATCAATGGTGTTTTGGACTGCTTTCTGCGGATTCTCAAAAAAATCTACTTCTGGCTCGACCTCAACAGGTTGTTGCTTTGGAGAGAGATTTTGCTTGATCAGTTCGTCTGCAAGTTTTCTGACTTCACCAACTTCTTGCGCTTGTTTTCCAATATACCTTTCGGCTTCTTGGTGCATTCGCACAACTTCTTCAAGAGATTTTGACCGATATTTCTCGGGAATCTCATTGACTTTGGCTTCTTCAACTTCCAGCTCGCCTAGCGTCTCGTTCTCTTGATCAACTAACATAATTTTTTCCTGCCATTTAAGGTTGTAGGACACAGCGCGGCATATTGCTTATGCGCTGGCTTTTTGCTCCGATTTCAGCTTATCCAGGTGGCTCTTTTCAAACTTACCGTGCGCTGACGGGAATGAACCTGACCACCCTTCTAGCCGAAACGCTGGGGTTTGCAAAGCGCGGTGAGCTGTCCCACCACACTCGCACTGAACGATTTTCATCTCATAACTGACAAATCGGTCAATCTTGTGTCCGTTTTCACAGACAAATCCGTAAATTCTTTTCATAGATCCTCGTAGGCTCTTTCGCTTGCTTGTTTCAGATTCTTCAACCAAATCAAAATAGACAATTCGCCTTTTTTGAATTGTAAATCTTTTTCGTCCTGAACATTGCTGACATTGTTAATAGAGTTGATCACGTTGTCAACATCCTCCATTAAGTCAACCCATCCAGGCTTGGAAAATAGGTCAAATCTGTCGTCATAGTATTTTTGCAGTTCTGGAGTCATATGTTGATAACAAATTGCCAAGTAAACCAGGCGGTTAAGCCAACCACTACAGCTACCAATGCAGCCCATAGACCAAAAGTCAGTATGTCATTAATCTCTGATGCCCTCAGTGCCTTGGCTTTAGCCTGCTCTGCTTCTGCCTTTTTGCGTTCAACTACTATGCGGTTACGCTCAAGCATCAAGGCATTCCAAACGTCGTCGTTTCCCGACCAGATGAGCATCTGCTTCAATTCGTTCTCTGCATCTTGGAGCTGCTTGAGTTGCATCACCGTTTCAAACGCCACTGCTGTATCGCTCTTGCCAAAACCCTTTGGCTTCTTCTTGACCGACTCCTTGGCGATAACGTCTTTTGCCTCAAAGAACTTCATCAGGTCACCGCTGATGCCATTGATGTCCTTGCCCATCTTGATCGCGGCCTGCACCCCTTTGATGGCTCCTTGGGCTACAGCAAACGCGGTTAGCGGATCAATCATTTGTCCCGCCTATTCCACATCTCAAATAGCGTTTTAATCTTCTCTTCCAGTACCGCCACGCGCAAGTCCAGCTTTGCCAAGACGATAATCAATGTGATCAGCGCCAACAAGATAGGCCATGCCTTGGACAGGACTTCAAATAAGTCCACGTTAACGCCCAAAAGTAAGTGATGCGTAGACGATGGCTGACATACTGACAATTAATACACCTGTTGTCTTCATAATCACGCCTTCAAGCCGCTTGAGCCGCGCATTGATCTGTGCGTAACGTTCTGCACAAACGGCTTCATGGCTAGTAAATCGAGTATCAAGAGTATTCATATTAAAAAAACATTAGAAAATTGCCGCCGTTGTTACTGAATTTCCAGCCGGTATTATTTCCTGCGTCAACATTGAAGTTTGATGTAAAGGCTTGAAACACCGCTCCGCCCGTAGCGGCACTGTCTTGGATGGTGAGGTAGCTGACGCTGTTTGTCCCGCTGGCATCAGATAGAGTGGCTTGTGATCCGGGGGTTGTTGCTGACAGAAACTTCTGGTTTGTGCCTGATGTGGCAAACGATCCGACTGTGCTAGTTGTGCCTGACTTGAGTTGCAGCGTGCCGTTGGTGATTGTCAAGGCTCGGGTAGAGCCTAGCGTCAATGCGTCTTGGCAAGCAAAAGTACCACCTACACCGTCAAACGTAATTGGAA